GGCCCAATGTGCTGGTGCGTACCCACCTAAACACCCATCCGTCTTGCGGAGCGGGGTTAGGCAATACGGAGGCCGGAAGCCACGAATCGCTAGGTCTTGCATCAAAAACTTCTCTGGACTCTGCGTCCCTTTTAGTGCGCTGTTCTGCCATTACTGAGCCTCCTTAACAAGCTGGTTGGCATATTGTTCGGGTGTTAGTCCTAGCCTTTTAGCTAGACTTAGCTGAGTGCGAGTCAGCTTCACCTTGCGTGGCTTCGCACCGTTATTCCGTGAGGAAGGTGCTGTGACCACGGGGGGACTTTTAGTGGTAGATACCTCTTGCGAGTCATCATCACCAAAGTATTCTGGAAACTTAGAGCGCATCGTGCGATCTATAGTCTCAAAGTATTCGTCGGAGTTGGGGTCATACCCCTCATCCCTGACAAGCCGCTCATGGACACCATACGCCAGAGCAGTCATGTCCTTTTCCTGACCAAACCACGGATTGTCCTGCGCCCATTTAGCCGCCTTTTCGGTTGGCTGTGGTGGTTCTTGGGCCTGTGGTTGCGGCTGTCGTACTGCCGGTTGCGGCTCTGGGGAACGCTGTGGTTGTTGAGCAAATCTTTGCCTTTCAGCATTCATCTGGTTCATCTGATAGTCAGCAGACTGAAACTCAGATTGCGCCCTCATCATAGCTTCTTGGGCTTCGACAACCTTATCCGTATTTCCTTCTTCGTATGCTTGGCGATACTGACCTTTAGCTTGCTCCAGAGCCAGATTAGCTCGCTCTCGAATCTGATGAACCAAATACTGCTCGCCCTCTTGGATGATCGCATGATACTTCTTGTTCTCATCCGCATACTTCTGAGCCACTCTGACAGCTTCTTCGCGCATCTTCTCAGCGGATTCGCGTTGCCTACGCTCCTCATGCTGTTGATAGCGTAGTTTATTAATGCGCTTTTTGACTTTGTCTGAGTAACCCTCCAGTTCTTCGTCGCCACCTTCTTCCTCCTTGGCCTCTTTGGCAGGAGGACGGCGATCCTCTGGGGGCCGGTCATCTACGACTTCGACATCAACATCGGCCTTTTCGCCACCAATGGTTGTCTTGACACCGAAAAACTTGTCCTCAGTGGACATGGTTTGCTCTTCCATCTGCTCTTCGCTCATACCTTCACAATCCCCCTTGGGTCTTCTACTACTGCTTCAACGCTATCGTCATTGATAAGGCGAAATTCCTTACCATGAACCTTGAATCGCGTTCCGCTATATGAGCGCATCAGCACCCAGTCACCTTCCTCGCACCACGGGCCGCTTGGGAAACGGGTCTTGTCTCCATAAGCGTCAGCGCCCATCTTCATTACAAACCCGCAAACAGAGCCAATCTCTTCTGTCTGCATAGTTTCTCTTGCCTTGAGGATGCCTCCCTCCGTCATTTCGTCCGGTTCTGGGAGAGCGATGAGTAATTTGTAGCCTTTGGGGTCGGGTAGTTGCTTGGCAACTTCTGTGTCTTCTTCAGTCATAGTCCGTTCCTGCACCAGAGATAGGTGTCTGGTGTCACCATGCGTTACCGTGTGTAACGAATTACTCGCGCTCTATCCTTTCATCTAGGTCTAGTAGCGTTCTCTCAGCAAAGGCAAGCCCTTGGATAATGCCCACATTACGAGAATACTCGTCCATGTCCTTGCAACCGCCTATCGCCATGTGATCTGAGACCTCATTCATCTGGGTTCTCAGGTCGTTTTGTATGGTTTGTAAGACGTTATTCGTTGCCTTTTTCGTCATCTAGGGTGTCCCTGATTAAATTGAACCCAGCCTTGAAGCCCTCAATCTCTTGCTGGGCTTCCTCTTTGGAGTCTTGCATCGCCACCTTCGCGGCGAGTTTTGCGCTTTCTAAGCGTTCATCTTGATCCATCTTCTCCAGATCAAGCATGGTTTTGGCTTGCGCCTTTTGTGCATCGACTTGGACTTTAGCCATGTCGGTCTGCGCCTTAGCCGCCGCCTGCTGTTCTTTGAGCGCCAACTCTCGTTGTTGCATCTGAACAATCGGGTCTTGTGACTGCTGGGCGTTTTGTTCGGCTTGAGCCATCATCTGAGCCTTGCCGGTAACCTGTTCTGCGGCAGGTGCCGCCAGTCTGGAGATACGCAGTTCAATATCTTCAGGCAGTTTTTCGTCTGGGCCGGGAAGCTCTACACCAAGCTCCTTCTCAATCTTGGCTCTATAGGCAAAGGCAACGTGTTCAGCAATATGAGCAGACATTGCCGCTTCAATAGCCTTCTTGTTCGGCGCTCTGGCAACCATCTTCTGGATTTCAGGGTTCTGCAACGCCGCCATGTGAACTTGAATGTGCGCTTCGTGATCCTGATATATAAACGCCTTTACCGGATCGCCAGTCAGGATATTCATGTTTTCTGTAACAGGGTCTGTCGGCTTGATGTCGTCCTCTGTCGGGACGATCTTGTCTGCGTCCTGAATGCCCAAAACATCTAGCATCTGGCGGTGAAGCAGTGGCATATCGTACATCTGGGGTGCTTGAGCCGCCAACTGCAACGCCGCCTGATACTGCATGATTCTTTGCGCCATTGTCCCCGCATTGGGGTCGCTGACAGGGATAATGTCTATTCTGTCGTCAAAGTCTGTCGGGACAGTCTGCCCGTTTTCCTCTTCGTAGGGGTAAACCTCTGGGCCGTAATCCCTGACAAGCTCTGACAGTATCTTCAGTTCTTTGGAGACGGCGGCATGGACACGGGCCTGTACCGCGCTCATCACCTTCATCTCTCGCTCTAATACTGCAAGTGTGGTGCCAACCGGCGCTTCGCCATTAATGTCTGAGGCTTTCACATCCGCCGCTGACGCGAATCGACGCCCCTCGTTTACAATGTCACCCAGCAACTGGTAGAGGACGTTGCTTGGCTCCTTGTAAGGCAGGAACGTGATGTTGTCGCGGATTGCACCACCCGGAACGTCTACGTCACGGAACTCGCCGGGCATGATGGGAGTGTCATCGCCCTTGATTCTGAGTCCCCGAGACTTCAATCCCCCCGGTAGGTTGGCAAGTGTTCCAGCGTCCACCAACTGTCGGAGCAAGGATGTTGCCGACTTGGATAGACCGCCGATCATGTGTACCAAGCCAAACCCGTAGAATCCCAGCCCCGGCAGATACTGATAGTGAACGTAGTGATCCCGCTTCATTTTATTGGGATCGTCTTCGTACCAGTTGCGCCGTATCGACAGAATCGTTCGTGATGACTTGTCAATGGTAACAACGTAGGGCAAAGCAATACCTGTTTGCTTGCCCTTGTCTGTGTCCTCAAACCCTAGCAGGTCGATGTCAACGTGCATCTCCAGCAGGGTATGCCTATGGTCAAGCTCGTAGTTGTCCGAGTCTCCCGTCATCCGGTCATATTTCTGCTGTATCTCAGAGATGTCCGGTGTTGGTGCAGGCAAATCTATATCTGAATAAAACCCAGCAACCTGTAACTTCCTGATTTCATTGGAAGTTTTCTTCATTACATGGGTGGCGCGTTCACACGTTGAGAGGTCAGACGCACCATAGCTGACCACAAAATCCTCTGCTGGCACAAACATGGCGCAGGGTCTGCCCATACTTGGGTCAAAGTAGACTTTTCGGAATGCGGAGCCTGCAATCGGCAGGGAGAACAACAACTTCTCTGTCTCCGTCCTGTACTCCGTCATACGCTGGGTAATCAGGTAGTTCAGGTAGTTTTGTACTCTGTGCGCCTGCTTGGTCTTTTCGTCGTCTATCTTGCCGACGATAGAGGTCTTTACAGGCCCACTGGCAGGATATATCTCCTGTATGGTCTGGGCTTGAAAGCGAATGACCGCCTCAGACAGCATCGGGTGAAAGACACCACAGGCGCCCTCCCACGGGGTAGACCTGTCCTCAAACTTCAGCCCGAGAAGATCAAGACCACGGACATAGGAGTCTTCCCAGTCCGCACGGCTCATCCGATCAGCATCAAACTGCCCGACAAGCTCGCTCGCAAGACTGTCCAAGTCCCGCTCGTCCATGTACTCCGCTAGGTTGGAGCCATGCTCAATACCCATAAGGGCGGGCATATTCGGGTCGAAATCAATAATCATACCCCCGTCTTCGTCCATCACGCTGACAGACTCAGGGTTTTCGATAACGATCTCTAGGTCTTCACCGCCCCCTTGAGGGCTGAAAGGTGTTGCTACGCGGTCAATAGCCACTTAGCCTTTGCCACCCATCTTGCCGCCTTTGGTGTCCATCTTGTTCTTCATGGTTCTGCCGCCCTTGAAGTAGCCTTTGGTCTTGGGAACCATGCCGCCGTCCTTCATCTTGCCCTTGCCGTCAGCCGCAAAAAACGGAACCTGCTTTCCATCCTTTTCTACCATCTTGAGCTTGCCGCCACCTGCCATGCCCTTGGGCACCTTCCGCATCATGCCGCCGCGCATATAGCCTTTAGGTTTCTTCATCTTCATCACCTGCGTATAAGTTGTCGAATACTCTGTTTACGTCCAGCGTGTAGTCCAAGTCCGACTTGGAGTAGTGAATGTGCTGTGACGGCCTGAAATCCGGTGCGCCCTCTCCTGTTGACCACCATGCTGGGTGTGTCACCCGTACACGGTTATTGGGTAGCGCCACGATATTGCCTGTCCACGGGCCTGCATCCAGAAGCTCCATCACATGGCTCTGCTTATGCTGAGCAGGGTCATCAGCGATCTCGTTGTCTGTGTAATCCACCGTGAACATATATTTAGCAGGGTAAAACTCCCCGTCTATCTTGGCGATCCAAGGACACGGCGTTGCCCTCTCAAGGACATAAACGCTGTGTTCCCTAGATGAGCAGTCCCACGGCTGGGCCGCGTAGACCGGCATTGGTTCGGGCCACTCCACAAAGGGGGTGTCTCCAACCAAAGCAGTGATGGGCATCCTTGCCCACATCGCGCCTCCGTGGATATTTGGCTCGTCGTTGTCATAGGTTTCAGCGCCAGTGAATATCATCTGGAAGCTGAGACACCGACAAGGCATCGTTGTTACTGCAACCGCCATGGCGTGTAAAAACTCGCCATGATATTTGCTGTGGTTGTGTGTGTATTCGCGTCTTACCCAGCACTTAAAGTGCGGAATGTTGCTTTGCAGGAATGCCATCTTCGCCGTAAAACCTCCGTTCCCACGCCTTATGCCGCTGGATCGGTACTTTGTAGTACGGCAAGAATCGCCCTATGTAGATGCAAAACTTGTTCAACCAATGCAGAGGCAACGGGAGTGGCCTAAGATAATCCATAAACAAGACCACCCTGATGTTGTCCGTCAGGTTGATCGCAAAATGCTCGTAGGTATCGTCAAATATAACGACCTTGCCGGTCTTCCAACGATACTCCTTGCCCAGCACAGACAGCACACATCCCTTTCCGTCTGTGGGTATATCCACACCAAGGTGCATTCTCAGCACCCCAGACCACGGCCCCTCATGGGGTACAAGCATCTTGTTTGAGTCGAGGATGGAAAAGTAGGCCGAAACGATGTTTTTGTCGCTATCGACAACTGCCATCGTCTTGGGGAACATCTCGCAGTTCTTCTCAAAGCGTATATTGTTCGCCTTGAGGAAGAACATCCTCCACTTGTCGTCATCCGATATATAGGTCTGCTCGGGACTTATATCTTGGAATAACGGGAAATCCTGCAACCGCTGTCTCACCTGATCGAACTCTCCGCGTATCACGAAGTAGTTTTCTTCCAGCTTGTGGGCAATCGAAAAGTCTTTGTTGTCGAAGTAGGCTGGGCCTCCTAGCTTGGAGTGCCGCCTGAACATTGGGCGCAGTTTGCGCTCCAGATTATCAACAAAGTCGTGCCAGCGATTGATGTCAGTAATAGTTTGCCACCCTCCCGTGGGGGTCAAAGTCATCTTCCTCGTCAGTGTGGAGCGATACAAAGCCGCCCTGCCTGAAACGAAGAAGTGCTTGCGTTGAAGAGTCCACAAGGTCGTCATGCTCC